TCTAAAGCATCATCAGATAATGGTAAGTCTTTTTTGAGGTCGGATACTTTCTCGTCATATTTGACTTCAGGTAAAGGTTCCGGCTCAGGTTCTGGTTTAGGTTCCGGTTTTGGTTTTTCCTTTTTAGGTTCCGGTTCCGGTTTAGGTTCAGGTTTAGGTTGAGGATGTGCATCAACACCTAAAGCCTTCTTCTTCAACTCATTGAACCGTTTCTCCAAGAATGCTAAACGTTTCTGATGTTTAGCTATCTCTTCAATTGGAGCATTAGGATTCTCCTTTAACCATTCTCTTTGCAGAACAATATTCCGTTGATAACTATTATATTTCTCACGTTCACCAGGACGCAAGTTTTTCTTCAATTGTGCTGGAGTTGGAATTGGCAATTCCTCTTCAGCTTTACGAACCTTAACAGATAATGGAGTTAAATTAATGATTGGCGGATTACTTGGTTTATCTTGTTTGGTTTCCCAAACAGTCAAGTATGTGCATCTACATAATGGATGAAATGGGGGAAATTTACCTCCTTTAATTAAATCCACTATGTTATGTACTCTTTCTTCTCCACGACCTTCAAAGGTTAATTTTTTATCAGTATCATAATGATAAGCATAATATAAGCAAGTGCTGCATACATGATCGTCTTCAGCAGTTAATATTTTTACTTGAGTGTAACCTTCATTCAGATATGATTGAATCATACCTGTATTTTGCATACGACTGGTTTCAGTCTTGGCAATCATTGTAGCTCTTTGACGAGGGGTGAAATTGGAACCATCTAATGGTTGGACTCCAGCTTTAACTAATGTCCTTGAAAGATTATATGGGTTTTCACCCATGATGATTCCTTGTAATATTTTATTTTTAACTGTGGATTGCAAGTCTCCAGTTAAACTTTTGATTAAATCATAATTGTAATCTTTAGCTAATCTGATGGCTTGTATATCTGCATCAGTATAATTCAGGGTTTCTTTGATGTTACTGTATCCTTGTTTTTTACCTTCATCATATATAGCATCAAGGAGATCATCAACTTTCTCATAAGAGCTTTCAAATATTTCATCCCATGAATCTTCTAATGCATCGAAGATTTCTTTCTCTAATTCTACTTGTTGGAAAAAGTAATCTTTTGCTTCATCTGATTGTAACCATGCAACACTCTCACCAATCTGGGAATCCAGTAAATCATCTATGAGTTGATAGTAACGTTTGGTTTTATCATCATCGATGCTTTTACTATCAAATAATTCCCATAAATCCAATTCATCAATTAATAATTGATTGGTTAGATTATGGTCTTGAGAAACAATCATTTATATTCCTTTCCTAATCTTTCCATCAGTAAAGCTTTCTGTAAATTTTTATTTTCTAATTTTAAACTTTTAGATTCTCCGGCGGTTAATAATGCATTGACACCAGCTTGGCCATATCCTAATGGTTCGTTACCCCATTCAACAGGGTCCCAACCATAAGTCTTACGAACTTCATTAACAGTTCTTACACCATCACGCACCTGTGTGGATTCAATGTTAGCACGTTTCAATTCATCTTCAATATCCATTTCATTGAATTGGAACACTTCATCAAAACCATTACGGCCAAGGGCTTTGTTGAATCCGGCCTCATAGAATTTAGCCTTTGCATTCATAACATTCTTGAATTGTTCCTTTTGAGCTTCACCATTACCCGAACCTAAGTTGGCGGTTTCGATTACTCCAATCATTGCAGGTGGAACACGGAATAATGATATTATCATGTCACGGCACATGTTCATCATATTAACATAATCCATGTCCTTGTTATTCATTTTAGCGGATTGGTAAGTTGCACCTTTAACTGCTAACATTCCACCATTCTTTCTGACTTGAGCAGTGATTGCAGCTTGAAGACGAAGTAACTCTGCATTGAATTCTTCAACATCAATATCCTTATCAAAACTTAATATTGCAGTTGGATCAATACCCTCATTCTCCATGATCTTTTGATTATAATCCAATCCAAGCCACATCATCAAGAGTGGTTTCTGTATAGTTTCCAATTTGGATAAACCGAATTTGGAATCTTTAAAGTCAATGCTTGGCTCATAGATATGAATCAGTTCATCTGGTTCATATCTGATATTTGGTTTGTTCCTAAAACCATATTGACCTGTATCATCAAACCATCGAAGCAAGCTTGCAGGAACATATTGCAGACCATTAATAATATGGTAATTGTTATGGTCGAAATCAAATTCTTCATAGTTTATCTCAATGAATGTGTCCCCTACAAGTTCCTGACTGTTCACGATTTGTTTAATGAACACGGGGAATGTTAAACTTGATTCGTTAGCTTCAGGGTGTTGGAATAAATTAGTCAAGTATCTGACATTATTAACGTTAACTGTGAATTCATCCGGATTGTTTATCTTAAATCCATTAATCAGGAATGTATCGCTGATTGCATTTACACAACTATAAACATAAGGATTCTCTTGAGCTTTTTTGAAGAAACCAAATTGTCCTGCTGTCTTGTTAGCTGTGTTGAATAAAAAACCATATTGTCTAATATATTCTTGGAATAAACTATCCGTATATGGTTTTCGGAGTACTGGCATTACAGCGTTCCGAAATTTTGATTTCATATTCATACGAAAGTTATCAAACATTTTAGTTTCCTCCAAAGTATATGACTCCTAATGGTGTTGCAGGAGTTGTGATATTTGTTGGACCGTATAATCCTCCACGCCACATGTCGGGGCAGTGGTCGTTGATTTTGAGTGGTCGGTCTTCACCTCGTTGTTGGGCTTTCTTATCCCAACTGTAAGTTTGAGCTTGACTGATACTGTTGGTACAGTCTTGATGTATTAAGAATCTGTTATTGTTGAATAGGTCTTGAGTTTTCTTGATGTCTTCATATGTATCTGGTGCATATGTTTTGACTTTTAATTTGACCCTGCTGTCTTTTTGACAAGCAGTTTTTAATGATGCTGCATCGTGTGGTAGGTAGATGGTGCTGTTGTTATTGAGTTCATATTTGTCTTGTAATCTGACTATGTCATCTACCCTTTCAGAATCTGATTGTGCTACACCAATATCCTCTTTATCGTAATAGGTTTCTTCAAGGAGGTAATAGGTGTTTCCTTGATTGATGTCACGATGAATGCCCATTACTCCAAAAGTGGTAACGGTGCTGACTCCGTAGTCGCAGCATAAGTTGATTTCATGAATTTGTTGATCTGCCGGAAATTCATCATTCAGATAATTCCATGTGAAGACATTTGTTTTTGTGTCGAACATGTCATAGATTGCTCCTTCGGCAATAACCCATTCACCCAATATGTTACGTTTGTAGAAGACTTCACTTTTCTGATTAACTCTCTTAAGTTCCTCTACATATTCTGGTGGAAGATTAGGATTGTCATCTAATAGGAACTTCCATGTCTTGACGGTTCCGGCTTCAAGTAAATCATGGTCGTTAATGTAATTAGTGAAAAGATAATGATATGGACTGTCAGGGTTGGTGTTCCAGAACATTTTAGCTCCAATATCAGAACACCTTGAAATAGCCATCTCAACTGCAGATTGTGGGCATCTTGCTATCTCATCTGCAAGCCATCCGCCAACACTCATACCTGCGATAACATCAACGGCTTTCTCATCATTGAATCCCATGCAGTAACATACTTTATCTTCAATGTATAATTCACCGTCATATTCCTTATATTCATGAGGAATATCTTCGGTGTTCATCATTGCTATTAAAGGATTGATTACATTCCTTTTCAACGATTTGGAAGTTTTTCCACTAATCAAAAATTCATGGGAATTTGATTCAGCAAGAAAAGTCAACCATCTGGCGTTGCATGTGATGGTCTTACCACTCCTTACTGATCCATGAGCAACATTAATCCAAGCATCACTATTTTCAAGAAAGTTTATGGCGGTTCTTCCGAACTCACCATATTCAAAATAATTCTTACTTGGTTTCATCTTCTCGCCTATGCTTCTCTTTACTTTGAGCTATAGCATCTGCAAGACCAGTTAAACCTTTATGGTTAACATCGGCTTCGATTTTTTCTCGTTTACCGTACAGGTTTGGATGTCTTCTTTCAAGCATCCATGCTGCTGCTTGCCAATGTTCCATACTGGCACTTGTGATTACTTGTTCAAAATTATGTAATGCTTTTGCTTTTGCTTTATCAACACATTCTTTGAATTTAACAAACTTGGTTCGGCCTTTAGCCTCATTAGCTCGTTTAATCCAATTATAATAAGTGGATTCATCTATCCCCACATATCCACATGCACCAAGAATACTATCTCCATTTTCAATAGCTTCACAAAACCTTTCTTGTAATTCTGGAGTTAATTTAGTCTTAGCCATAAGGATTCCACCTCTTTTTTTTAATACTTGAAAAACTTGAAATAATAAAAAAAAATTATGATGTTTTTTCCAAGATATTCACTCGGATATGCTCTGCAATGGCCTTCATCAAGTTTGGTGGTACACTATTACCAATCCTTTCTTTGACTTGATTGTCTGACCCTATCCATTTGAATTTATTATCTTCATAAGTGAAACTTTGAAGTATACTTAATTCTTTCACATCTAGTTCACGATTTTCTTGGTAGTGTACTAATTGTGGTTTCCGGGTTATGGTTGGGCATGGCTTATTAGGCAGTAAACGATATATGTCTCTGGTCTTTGTTGGGAAGTTTGGTACTTCACCACTTTTCTGACCAGGTCGAAGATATTTAGCATATCTTGTGATACTGGAATTGTTAGGTTTAATTTTACCTTCTAAATGTCCAATACTATTTTTACAGGTTATTGGTTTGGTTTGTGGTTTTGGGTGACTGGCTGGTATGCCTAAGTCTTTACGTACACCTATGAATATCATCCTTTGCCGGCTTGTTGGGCAATTATAATATTGTGCATTCATTAATTTTGCACGGACATCATAACCACTATTTTTCAATTCAGTTAAGATGTCTTTGAAGATGATCTTCATATTTCCTTTTACCATTCCTGAGACGTTTTCCATTACGAATGTCTTTGGATATAATCCTCTTAGTAATCGGACATATTCATGGTATAATTGATTTTTTAAGTCGCAGAAGTCTCTTGCTCCTGCGGTACTGAATCCTTGACATGGTGGTGACCCGTCGAATAAGTCTAATTCTCCTGGGGTTAATCCTGTGATGTCAAAGATTTTTTCAACACTTAATTTGTGGATGTCACCATAATATATTGGTGTATCTGGGAAGTTCTTTTGATATGTTGCTACGGCATGTGTGTCCATTTCAACTGCTAGCAGGACTTCGTATCCTGCTAACTTATATCCATAACTGCTTCCTCCGCATCCACTAAATGTTGATACAACCTTAGGTTTCCGGTGAGTAGTCATTCTTTGGGAGTTCATACCCACACCTTGGACAAGTGATTGTTTCAATACTATCTGCTATGGATTCATCATATTCCGGTTCATCTTCAGGGATTATCATATTAGTGTCTAAGTTGATGTCCTCTTCAGTAGTTGTGGAGGTTTCTTCAACTGTAGCAGTTTCTTTTAATCCTTGGAAGCCTAATATGTCATCATTGTTGAATCCTGTTATACTTGTGTTGAATCCTGATTCATTTAATTCATGGAATATTTTAACGAGTTTGTTTTCGTCGAATGTCCCCATGACCTTGGTATTGTTTAATACTAGGTTGAGGGCTTTTTCCATGTCTTCTGAATCAAGGTTTGTGTCATTGTCTGGGAATACCCATCCGTATGAATCATTCAACTTTAATAAGTTTAGTTCTGCATATAAGTCATTGTCTAGGATGTATTGGTCTAATAGGACGTCGAATCTTTGATGTCCCCCAATTATCCGGTTATTGTGCAGGTTGATTAGTATTGGTTCCACTATTCCAAAGTTATCAATACTATTTTTGAGTTTAGTTTTTTGATCTTCGGTTATGGTCCTTGGGTTGTAATCTGCTGGGTATATGTCAGTTATTTTTATTTTTTCGATTTTCATTTTTGATGTCCTCCAATAAAAATACTAGTATATACCAAACCCTTATCTTTCATTAAATCATGATTTAATGAGCGTGAATTTTTTTTATATGAATTTGAATAAGACTCCAACGATTATGGAGATTATTATTGGAGCTCCTATGGCAACAGTATTACGGAAGCTCCGTTGACTTGCTACAAAATCAGTTAATTGTTCTTTGGTTTCAGCTAGTTCATCTGAGACTTTGTCGAATTTTTCTTCAAGGTCTTGGAATTTTTTATCAATTGCTTCGTTGTTTTCATCTCTTGATTTTTGACCTGCTTTTAATAGGACTGTCACTTCAGTTACCCTCTCGATTAATTCTATTTGTTGTTGTCTGTCTGTAGCAAGTTCTTTATGGATATCGTGAATGTTTTCTTTTTTACTGTCCATTCGTGCTTTTAGTTCTGCATTTTCTCTTTCGAGGTTTGCGAATCTTTCTTCGTATAAGCATCCTGGATGGTCTTGACTAACTGGTGGTGTCATTGTTATCACCTGTTAGTTCTTCGTATTCTCCGGCTGGGTCAATGTCTTCGATGATGTTTTCATCAGGTTTAGCAGCCTTCATTTTCATCACCAACTACCATATCAGCATCATCATATGTTAATATTTCATCTTCGTTGATAGTTGGATTAACATCATTTTCGAATTCATTTTTATAATCTTCGATTGCTTTTTGTTCTGCTACAACGACTCTGCGGTCTTCTGTTTTTTGCGCTAGAATCCATGATGCAGCACCAATCAGTACTGGTATTGTCCATACATATTCTGCAGGAATTATTTGAGTTAATCCGTCTTTACCTAAAGCTGTTATTATCATTGCTATGAATGCTACAGCTGTTGCTATTTTACTTTTATATTTGAAAGATTCAACCATGGTTAATCACTTTAATTTAGTTTTTTTTCATGAAAAAAGATTTTAGTAAATATTAAATGTTATGGGGAGGAGTCGAACCTCCATCTGGAACCCATAAAACACCATTTTAGATATTATGAAAGCATTTAATCGAATATCAAAGAATATAATATTTTTTTTGGTGTTGTGTTCTCCACAACATATTAGATTTAAAATTAGGATTATTATGAGGGAGTAAATGGTTTTATTTACTCCCTTAAACTAATTGAGGTATATTAAATGATAAGTAAACCGTAAGGTAATTCGAATTTAATTCCAGCTTGATAGTTGTAACTAGCACGGGTGATTAATCCACATTTTGTGCAGTATTCTTCACTTCCGTTTTCACTACGGACTATTGTTAATGTCTTGCATTCTGGACATTTGTCAGTATTTTCGACTTCTTCGATTTCTTCATCAAGGTTTTCTTCTTCGCACATGTAACTCAGAAAAAAAATATATTTTTAGGTATCTTATATTAGTAAGTTAGCCGTTCCTCATGACACAGGATTTTTTTGATAAATATAATTTAATGGTAAATGGGATTAAATTAAAATAAATATTTTAATCAAGTCATAGCTTCTTCATATTCGATTATATAAAAGAAATCTTTACCAAGGTTTAAGGTATATTCATTTTCATGTAATTTGAAGATTATCCTGTCTGGTTTAATATTTATTTCAGTTAATTCATTTAATTGGAATGTTATGTCTTTTCTTTTTCTGCAACCTGGTAATCCTGGGAGGTCGTACCATTCATTATTGGAGACTAATAATTCTGCATCATATATGGTATTTGTTTGACTAAAATATTCAGTTAAGGTATTTATTAGGCTATATACTTCTGATGGGGGTTTTGCATGTTCATCTATATATAGTAAGGGTGGAGTTAATGTTATTCCGGTTTTGCTTATCATCTTCTTCTCCCCTCTCTGATTAATTGTTCATGATTGTCTTTGGTATATTTCCTGGGGATTATTGGTATGCGGTTCATGAATTTTAATGTTAGTCTGCAGATGATTAGTTCGAAGACATGATCTGTTAATCCATATTTTTTGCAGATGCTGTATCTGTTGAGTCTTATTTCTGGTGTGTCTATTTTTTTGAGGAAGAACATGAATGCTAATATGATGCATTCTTCTGATGCTCTGCGGTGGAAGTATTGGAAGTCATTGTTGAAGTC